AGAAAGCCAAGAAGAAGTGGATGGATGGTATCATGGCCAAAGCCAAAAAAGAGGGTATGCCAAAAGACGAACTGATGGATGTCTTGGATGACTATGGACTCACAATGGAAGAGACTTCAAATCTGGATAAGTTAGATGATTGGGGTATTGACCTTAGAAAAGAGGGTTACATGGTAATGCCAGCAATTGATCGTGAAAAGTACACACCAATGAGGGGTCTTGAGGGACCATTCCCTACATTCTCAGGTAAAGTTTTGTACTATGATCCTAAAGCTGGTATGTACTATGATCGTGATTCAGACATATATCTTTCATACGATGCATACCTTGAGTATGATAAGATAAGTCCTTCACAACAAAAACAAATGAAATTAGGCCCACTTGGAGATCCAAAATCCAAAGAGTATAAGTCGATGGAGAGGATCAAGAAGAAGGTGGCAAAACTGGCTAAGAGAGATCAGTTGAAAAATGAATCAGTTGGTTTGAGATTAGCTAGAAAATTCTATCAAAAGGAGAAAGATAATGGCGGTTCATGATAAAAAGAATACTTTTGGGATGGCACCTTTCGGAGAACTAAAAGGTGTTGCAGATGCAGCACTTAAAATTATGACAGGTCAAACCCAAGAAGTTAAAGAAGAGGAAAAACCAGAGGCTAACGAGGAAGAACCTCAAAAGTTGACTGAGTAATTAGTATAAATAAGATATACACTAAATTTTAAAGGAGAGTAAAATGCCACTTTACAGCATAGGACTAACTGCTGATTCATTAGAATTTGAATTTGAGGATGGATCGGCGACGGGATCAGACCTTGATTTCGGAATACATGATAACATTCTTCTGGATAGTACAGATGGTGCACCTGGCTCCAATGCTGGTTTCCGGCTCGCACTCGAAGAACAATCTGAAAAGAAACCATCTTATCTCACACCAGATGAGAAGGCACGATGTTTTGCTAATAATCAAGGATGGTGGTTAAGACACTACAAATCATCTTCTTCACCAGCTGATGGACAACAAACATCAGATAGGTTCTGGGATGAACTCCTTGTGGCAGTAGGAAACATTGCAGGTACAAACTCATCTACTGGATTGGGTGTTGCAACCATATCAAGTCTTTCATTTGAGGGACTTACATCTGGAGCTGCTAACAATGCACCAGCTTATGAGGTAGGTGGAAGTGGAACACTTGCAAATGCTTTCGTAAGAGTAGTTTGGAACGAACCAGTAGATTTTGAATTAAGTGGTACAGATCTTCCAGAGTTGACTGTTACACATACAAAGTCTAGTGATGGAACAGAAGTTTCATACACTGCAACAGCACCTCTAGGTAACACTACTGTATTCACAATGGAATCAGTTGGTACAGATAACGATACTATTTTAATGAACAGCACAGATGGTGCTCCTGAAACTGATGCTGGAGATCGAATCCAGTTGGAAGGGGATACTGGTGATTCATCTTCCTATATCAGATTGGAAACACAAAGAAGTGGTTCTGCGATGAATTTCTACTTCACCATTGCTGGATCTAATGCTAACGGAACATTATCTATTGCAAGACAATCACTTGCAAGCTTAGGTTCCTCAACAATTAAGGATTTGGGTCTTTCTACTGTAACTTCAAGTACAGACATTACTCAACAACTTTCTGATGAGGTAACATCTGCATCCGTAACAACAACTTAATTTGTTGTTATACATATAATGGGTGAGTGATTTTTAACCCGCGTCTAGGACAAAACCTTTCGCATAGCGCGCAGCGGAGTCCTAGCGTAATTTAACCTTAACGGTGCTGAGTCCCAGCACATAGCCAAAAGGAAACAAAATGGCCGATAAGAAGATAACCGCGTTAACAGAGAATACTGCTCTCGCGTCAACAGACTTGTTCCATGTCGTGGACAGTCCTAGTTCAAACCCTTCTAACCAGAAGGTAACTGTTAATACAGTTTTCATGTCCATTCCTGCTCCTCTCGCTTTCTCGAGCGTTGAGGCAGTAACGACAACAACAGCTTATAGCTTAACAGCTGCTATCACCAATACTGGTTCTGGTACAGTTGCTATTGCTAACACATTGGCTGCTGGTGCGGTTGGACAGTTCAAGTTCATCACATCTGTCACAGATGAGAACAGTGTTGTTACACCAGCTGCTACAGGTGGTGCTTACACACAGTTCACCATGACAAACATTGGTGAGACTGCAACACTCTTGTATCACACAACCACAGTTACAGGTTGGTATGCAATGAGTTTCGCTAACGGCGCTGCTGCAGCTGCTGATGGTGGTTCAACAATCATCAAGGCGTAATTAGTCCTTGAATTGTTAGGGGGATCTTTTGATCCCCCTTTTTTTAACTATATTATTGGAGTTTTATTATGTCTATAGAATTAGAGGAATTGAACACTGAAAAAGAAAGACTAGAAGGAGATCGAAAAATTCTTCTAGAACGATTGCAAGAATTACAAGCTCAGACAGTAAGCACACAACAACAAATTCAAGCAATCGGTGGAGCAATACAAACTTGTAATTATTTTATAGGAAAAATACAGTCACCACAAGAAGAAGAATCTGGTGGTGAGGAAGATTCATAGACAAGGAATTAAACCATGGCTGATGTAAAATTTTCAGAATTAACTTCACTAGCCGCGTCAGATGTAGCCGCTGCTGATATATTTGCAGTAGTAGATACTAGTGCATCAACATCTAAAAAACTTACAGTAGATAATCTGTTTGGTGCAATTCCTGTCAATATTGCAGTAACGGATACTACCGATTCTTCCAGTAACACAACTGGATCTATAACTACTACAGGTGGTGTAGGGATATCTAAAAACCTGTACGTTGGTGAAGACGTTTTTATCTTTGGAAACACAACTATTGGTGGTGCTTCTTCAGATACAGTTGCCATAACTGCAGACGTCGCTTCAGACATTATACCAGATGGAGATGGAACCAGAGATCTTGGAGATGGATCAAATCAATTTTCAAACTTATTCGTAAATAACATTACAACTACTGCATTTACAGCAAATAGTACATCAATTCTCATTGCTGGTACGGATAAATTATTTTTTCAAGATACTGGTACAAATATCCAATCTCCTACAGATGGTACTCTTGATATTGCTGCAGACACAATTTTAGAAGTCACTGCTCCAACAACGAATGTTATTGCATCAACTGCTTTAACAATTCACACTCCAGCTATCTCAGCTAACGGAACTTTGACCATTGGTGCAGATGATACAGGATTCGATATCAATTTTCACACAGCAACTGCAAACAAAAGATGGTTTTTAGATGAATCAGAAGATACAATGTTTGCTAATGTTACTTCCGTATTTGGTGGAAACATTACAGTTGGTGTAGATGGTGCAGGACATGATGTAACACTTTTTGGAGACACTGCTTCTTCACAGATATTGTTTGATCAATCAGATGATCAATTAGAATTTGGAAACTCATTCATTACAATGAGTGATACAAGAACTTCTGGTACAACTGATGTCAGAGGTATCACAATTGACATTTCAAATAAAGTTGATACAGGTTCTTCAAATGATAGAATTGGTATTGATTGTGATGTCATTGGAGATGTAAATGGATACACAATCAGAGATGCTGTTGCAATAAGAGCGGTATCCAGACAAAGTACAGGTGCCGAGGTTGTAAGACTTAACACACCAATCCATGCAGTATTAGATTTAGCAAACACAACTGCAGCAAACAATACTGGAACTACTCTTAGTGGAGCATACGGAATTGCCATTGACCATGACGATACCATTGCAACAAGAACTGGACAACCTACAGCATTCATCTCATTCGGAGAATTGTACACAGGTGGAACAGAGTCTATTGAAACAAAATATTTGTTCGATATCTTCCCAGAGGGTAAAACTGGTGATGCAACTTATGGTACGGCAGCTGATGTAGCATTCTATAATGATGGTGCTCAATTTGCAACGACTAGAGATACATTGTTACTCAATAGCTCGGATGGAGCTCCCGGCACAGATGCTGGAGATCATGTGTTAATGGAAGAGTCTGTGTCTAATGATAATGATGGGGCAGCTTCATTTATATTATTTGAAACAGGGTCACAAGATGCTGATGGTGTTCTTAAAATTAGAGTGAATGGAGAAGATAAGTTCATACAGTTGTATAATTTGGTATCTTAATAATGAGATAATTATGGAATGATTCTTGATAATGATTTGAATGAGAAAAACTTTCTTCTCTATGCGATGAAAGAATATAACAACCCGCAATGTATAGATATTGAAGAATTTAATGACGATCTGAGAAAAATTAAATACATCAAAAGATTATTTAATCAGTATGCTTCAGAGGGTGTCCTTAAAGAGCGGTTGCTTCTAAATCACATTATAATTTTTTATAATGTATTCCCACCTAAGGCAGCGACCAAGATATTGTTTTACAAGATAGAAGAGAGGTTTTGGCCAATACTCAAAACCTTTCTATTCTATCTCAATCTCTTACCAGAGAATGAGATAGGAACCATAATGGGTAAGAAAATTAAATCGAAAGAAATTGATTTTGATCAAGGTGTCGTAAACACTTTGAGAAAGTTCGACAAAGAAGGGTAAATGCCAACACTCAATACAGTAATTAAACAAGCTTCTAGGGGTGCTGATCTATACTTTGTTTTTCGATTTTTACGCCTTCTCACAATGAAATATGAGAAGACAGCGGCTTACAAATTAGGTATCATTGACAAAAAAGGTAAACCTTTAAAGAGAAGTAGTGAATTAGAATCAGTAGATGAAAAAGCAGCATACACTATGTTGCATCGTCTGGTATTCAAGATTCGTAGACTGATTGAGAAAGTTCCAATTATTGGTAAATCAATCTTACTCAACTATGCTGCAGCTCTTTTTCTTCTAAAAGAACAAAACAACCCTAGAGTCTGGACTGACGAAAATTATGCAATGAGAAAACTCAATGAGTTTATTGACAATGAGGATTGGGTTGAAGATGCAAAAATTCTCAGAGAAGAGGTAGAAAAAATGAATAGATTAGAATTCAAAAAATATCTTGCTGAAGATGGTCACACAGATGTAGCATCAATCAAGAATCAAGTTAAGATAGCAATGGGTGCTCTACAGAAAATGAAC